TCTGTACTTTGCACTTGTAATGCTAATTGTATAATCGTCTGCATTAGGAAAAGCAATCCACATACGGCAAGTACCATAAAATGAGTCAGACCAAACACCATAAACAGTATGTTCACCCGTTGCGATTTTGTCCATTTTGCCACTAATAGCGGTTGTATTACTGTCAATAGCCGTTTTGACATCAACACCACTACTATACTCAATATCGCTTGCGGTCGGGTTTAGGTTGGGTGCGTCTGTTATGACATAGTGGGTGTTTGGTGCAAGGTCGCCTGATAATGCTAATGCGTTATATTCGGCTTGTGTTAGGGCGACTGTCGTGGGTTGTGCTACCCAGTCCGAGCCGTCATAGCGTAATGAGTCGCCTGTAGTCTTGCCGGTTGTGTCTACATCCGTAAGATCGTCAAGCTCGCCAACTGTTGAAAGCTCACCTGTATAAAGCTCTGTTGTAACGCCGTCTATAGTAATTTCGCCTACTTTATTACCTGTGTTTTGTGTCGGCGTAAAGCTTACATCTGTGCTCTCGCTTGCGAGCTCATCAATCGCGCCTTGCACATTTTCAGAGCTCAGCCCGCTAATAGTGTTACTATAGCTCAAGCCAGTAGCATTTAAAGGCACTTGAGCTAAAACCTCATCAATAGCGCCTTGTGCGTCAGTAGCGCTCAAGCCTGTAATAGTATTATCATAAGCCACTTGTGAGGCTGTGAGGCTGTCGAAAGCGTTATCTATTTGAGTTTTAGTGTAATAATTTGATAAGGCTGTTGAGTCGGCTTTATTGTCAAGCGCTTGTTTAATGCCGGCGCTTGTCACTGTATAGGGCGCGTCGTGCTCAGCCGTCGGCACTGAGTCAAAGCTTACGCTTGTGCCGTCATAAAGATCCTCAAGCGCAACCTCTACGCAAGCATTTACTTGCTCTTGAAGATTATCAAGAGCGCTACCGCTCGGGATGCCGTTAGCTGTCGGATCTAACTCAACAGACATATTAAAATTAAGCGAGCCTATATCTTTAGAGCCGTTAATAATTCTAATTTCACATATATTTTGACCGACAACGGCACACATTTGCTCAGTAGTAACAATGTCAACATAATTACTCTCTGTGTTTTCAAGCTGTGTTGTCACTAAAGTATTATCAGGTTTTCTAACTGATAAACTAACACTGTCAGAGCTTGAAAGTGTATAAGGGTTTACGCCGTCAAAAAGCTCAGCTCTAATAACACGCCCCTTGTCATACTGTGACGCGTGACAAGTCGGGTTTACACCTTGCGGGATGAGATTTAATTTTATTATTTCCACTTTAAGCCCTCCTTTATAACCAGCGAGAATATTTATTTATTTTTACCTGTGACACAGCGCCGGAAATGGTAAAAGTATTAGCCCCTATATTAAGCCTGATTTTATCATAATTGCCACTTACGAGCCTATTTAAAAAAGTGCCGTCTAAGCCGTAAGCATTCATTTGCTCGCAATCTATAATAATTGTTGTTGTAACATCTCCAAGCGCCAGAGCAAGCACCTGAGAGCCGTTTAAAGTAACAATAATATTGCCCGAGCCTGTCAAACTGATAACAGGCTTAGCAAAATAATTGCCCGCGTTGGTGATATTAAAGCTTGTGGGGCTCTCAGAGATGTTAAAAACTTGCTCAACCTCTTGCGCGCTAAATTTAAAGGGTTGACAGTGTATGTTTATCTCGGCTGTCTTAAATCTCAGCAAGCGCTCAAAGTCAATTTGCTCATAAATCGTAAAGTTATAAACTTTATCAGGCTCATTAGAAAAAATAATAGAGCCCTCTTGATTGAAAAAGCTTATAACCGCGTCAATATTGTAATCTTTTGTCAGAGCAATCTTTAACGGCTTATCAACAGCGCCAAAACCTAAAGGCGTGATAATATCGCCGTCTTTTCCGTCAATCTCCTCTTGCAAAACTCTCACAGGTGGCTTACTTATGGGCGGTAAGTCTGTTACTAATAACCCTGTTACCGCCTGAGAGCTTACGCCGTTGATAATTACATAAGGTCTTATATTCATTTACAGCCCCCTTTAAGTATAAATTGCGTCGCTTACTGTCTTTTTTACAAACTTGCCAACTTTTTGATCGTCAAGCTCGACATTAACGCCGGTTAAAGCCTCCTTAAAGGCGTTTACCATTGTGTAATAATCAAGCCCGCCTGTCTTAGTTAAAGATCCTGAGTCGGATGATAAAGCCAGCTTGTTAAAATCAGGTAAAGAGTCTTGCATATCCTCGTTAACCGCTTTCATTTCAGACTCAAAACCGAGCCCCAAGCCGTCAGCGAGATATTTACCAACTTGTTTAGTAACTTTTGACGGCGACGCAATACCGAAAACGCCTTTGATAGAGTTAATAATAGCGTTACCCATACCGGCAATTTTATCTTTAACCCATTGTAACTTATCGTTTAAGCCGTTCCATAAGCCCTCAATAGTATCACGCCCTATAGATACGATTTTTGAGGGTAAATCTTTAAAGAAATTGAGCACATTTGTAAGCAAAGTTTTAACCTTGTTTTTAAGGTTAGTGCCAAATTCGCGCCCTTTATTAAATAAATTATCTCTTGCCGTGATAATCTTGCTTTTTAGGTTATTTACCCAAGTTGTAAAAGACTCTTTAATCTTGCCAAAGAGATCAACCACAAAGCCCGCAACCTGACCGCTAAAGCGCACAATACCAGCAACCAAATTGCCCGCCAGATTTTCAATTATGTGCCACAAATTAGGCAAGCTTGCTATAATCGCCTCGCAAATTTTCATAATTACAAAAATTGTGCTTTGTATTAACATCTCGATATTCTCGGGCTTTGTCAAAAAGTCGGCAAGCTCGGCAATAACTTGAAATACAGCCGGCAAAAGAATAGGCAAAAGCTCGGCGAATTTATTAGTTAAATCAACTACCAAAGCTAAAATACCGCTTAACAACTCGCTTACATTACCCTCCTCAGACAGCCAAGCGCACAAGTCGGTTAACATTGTTGAGACAGCCCCAAACAAAATGTTTATGAGGCTCGGTAACTGAGCGCCAAGCGCTGTTAATACTGTCTCAATACCGCTAATAATGACCGGCAAGCCGTTCTCTAAAAGGGGTGGTATCATAGCTATTAAATTTGGCAAAATTGTATTTAAAATCGTGTCGGCTGTCGTCGCTATGCCCTCCGAGATTTGCTCAAAGCCCTCTTGCATATCTCCACCGCTAAAAATAGTAGTTAAGCCGTCAACTACAGTTTGCACGCTCGGTAAAAATTGCATAACAAGATTTGTTTTAACACCTGTTAAAGCGGTTTTCATATCTGTTATTGAGTCTTGCATAGCCTCGCCAGCTTGTACCATATCGTCAGACATTACACCGCCCAAGTCGTTAACGCGCTTTTTCATTTCGTCAACATCCGACGCGCTAAGCTGTAAAAGTGATCCTAACTCAGTAGCGCCCTTACCCAAAAGCTGTGAGGCTAAATAGCTTTTGTGCTCAGCGTCGTCAATACCTTGCAAGCCGGTAATAACTTTATTAAAAATCTCCTCTTTATTAAGGTTTTCCAAATCATCCGCGCTTATGCCTAACTCCGCGAAAGCGTCAGAGCCGTTTTCTATTGCTTTAGTCAGCGTCATAAAAGAGCCCTTAAAGCCCTCAATATCAGCGCCCGAGCGCTCAAAAACATAAGCCCACTCTTGATATGCTTGCGCGCTTATGCCTAATTTATCGCTGTTTTTTCCGATAGAGTCAGCCAGCGCCGTTACTTCGTTTACAGCCTCAATACTTGCGTTTACAATCTCTTGCAAGCCGTTTTTAATGCCGTCTATTGCGCCCCTGAGCGCGTCGCTTGCAAGGTTAGCAAGAGCGCCTTTTAAGACAGTAAAACCGCCGTTTGCGCTTTTCTCGGCTTTATCTCCAGCGTCTTTAACTTCGTCGCCAAGCTCTTTTGACTCTTTAGCGCTGTCTGTCTCGGAGTCCGTAAGACTCTTGAGGCTCTTTGTTGTGTTGTTGTAATCAGTTTGAGCCTTGTTAATCTCTGTGCGCGCCTTGCTTAAAGCTTGCTCTTGATCGTCAATAGCTTTAGAGCTCTTTTCATAATCTTGCGTTAAGCCTGAGACATAACCAGCTTGTAACTTATACTCGGCGCTTGTTTTTCCGCTCTCTTTTTCAATCTTTTCAAGCTCTTTTACAGCGCCCTCAAGCTCAGTTTTTAAGGCTTGATGTTTTTGCTTGTTTTGCTCAGCTTGCTCAGACATTGTTTTATAGTTGTCTTTAAGCAAGTCAACCTTTTTAGCCTGAGCCTCAAGCTTTTTAGTTAGTGCCTCGCTTTGAGCTGTAAGCGCCTCTTGTGATTTATCATTTTTATCATATTGCGACGCTACTACTTTAAGCTCACTATCTACCTCTTTAAGATCCTGAGTAATAGACTTTAAGGCTTTTCTATAATCACTCTCGCCGGTAAGTTTTACGCTACCACCAAAACCAGCCACCGCAAGCACCCCCTTATTATTTTAACCACTCCTCAGACTCCTCAGCCTCTTGCCTTAAATTAGCGTAAGTCTTACGAGATAGAGTAAGCAAAAGCTCAGTATCAAAAGTGTCTTTATATGCTTGATAGAGCTCTTTAAATTGTTTATATGTTAGTCGCCCGCTCTCTTTATGCGTTAAGTTTAAACGCGTTCTACATATAAAATATATCCACGAAAATGAAAACGGCTCGGCGGGCTCAAGCTCATCCTCATCTTCGTGTATTATGCGTTTGGGCGGTTGTCCTCTACCTGTGACGACTCAACCACAAGCGCGTTAATATCCTCTGTTATATCCTCTATGCCTACCTCTGAAAGCATACGCCCCACCTGTCTATGCGTAAGTAAAGGCTCTTTTGTATTGTTATCTTCGTTGTTTATCTCAATGCCCTCGTTAAGCATAGCGGTTAAACCAAAAATGAGCGCCTTAATATTTACCTCACCGGCTTTGCCGTCAGTAAGCGCGCCCCACTCGTCAAGAGTCTTATACTCATCCTGTATAATTTCCATTACATTAAGATTAAAAACAATTTTATAATCTTTGCCTTTATAACTAATCTTTTTGCTAACTTCTCGCATATAATCAACCTCCGAAAAATAAAATAAACCCCGCCCGCTCACCAAGAGCAAGCGGGGTATAATCTCAGCTTAATCTTTAATTAAGTCTCATCAACATAAACCGCAAAGAAAGTAGTGTCGTTTGTCGGGTAATATGTAGCGCCTCCGTCAAACTCCTTAGCACTTGCTGTAGAGCTAAGAGCCCAGCCCGAAAAGACTTTATTGCTCGGGGCTGTCAAGCCTGAGCCTGTGTCAAGTGTTACTGAGTCGCCTACATCTACAGTTTGAGCGTTAATTGTGCCTGTGCCTCCGTTTGCGTCGTAGTTAACTCTAAAAGTAGAGCCTGTTACGGCGAAAGTACCGAGAATAAAAGCCAAAGCCTCCGCCTTTGTTGTAAAAGTCTTTGCCTCACTCCACTTGCCGTTTGCAAGCGCGCTTACTTGACCCTCAATAGTAGGGGTAGCAAACTCAACAGACTCACCGCGAGTATTTGTGTCACTTGAGGGCTCAGAAAACTTTACTTTGTAAAGGATCTCAACTTTGTAAAGCTTAACATTGTTAAC